TCCAAACGTAGAGGATCATACCCCTCGCCTGGATCTAGCACTTCTACAGCAGTAATTTCGCCAGTAGCACCTTCAATGACTGGTCTAAGCACAGCATCCCTAATAGGTGTGCCACAATTATCAATACGAAGTCTAGGAGGATCAGCAGGGTCATACCCGCTACCTCCAGCAGTAACATAAACCTCTCTTACCCCGAATATACTATTGAATACGGGGAAGATTGCGGCACCAGATCCAGGGACAGTTCTTGGCATTAGACAACTACGATATTACCGACCATCCCACTATGGATGGTGCATTGATAGACATATGTTGTGCCTGCTGCAAGAGTCATAGGCACGGTCCAGTATTGGACACCATTCTGTGCTCCACTCACACCAGCAGTAACTGCAGATCCACCATTTGATTGTCTCAGTGCAAATGGGTGAGCATTACCAGTGGTATTGTTAAATCTATAAGTGAAACCACGATAGACATAGATTGTTGGATTACCACTACCATTCCAACCATTATTACTGAAGTTATAGCCACTACCTACGCTTCCACCAACCTCAAAACCAACTGCAGGAGTTGCAACTGCTTCTAACTCTCCACTTGTATTGGTAATAAAATTCTGATTTTCTGATAGAGTTTGACCACTAGCAAGATACAGATCAGCAACAATAGAAACTTGGTTTGCAGTTGCTGTGGTAGTAATACCGTTTCCACCAGCAACTGTCAAAGTTGCAGTGGTAGATCCAGCAGTAGTGCTGCCACTGTCACCAGCAAAAGTTGCAAAAAGATTTTGGTCAGCGTTAGGGGAATCGTTAGTGATCGTCAGATTATCACCAGAAACAGCAGTGGAGATCCCAGTGCCACCGATAAAGTTAATAGAAGTAGCAGTAGAATTAGCCGTCTTCGACCCCGAGTCAGAGCCGATAACAGAGAAGAGGTTTTGATCTGCATCTCCCAACGTCCCCGTCATGTTGATTGTTAAGGTATCTCCAGCAATAGATGTGGAGATGTTAGTGCCGCCAGCAATAGTAAGCACGTCAGTAGGAGCACTCGCAGTAGTAGACCCCGAATCAGCATTGATACCTTCAAATAGATTTTGTGTAGTTGCACCGCCGCCACCAGACGCTGTAGCATCATTGTCTGGATACCAGTTGCTATTAGCAGAGGACCATTTGAGGACCTGACCATCAGAAGGACCACCGCCGACTGACATGTCAACGTCAGTCAACTCGCCAATAGAAGAAGTTGTATCAATAAGTTGAATCCAAGCTCCATGTGCAAAGTATCCATGTCCTGTGTCATGGACATGAGCAAACATACCGTGGTGTGTTGCCACATCAGGCAGGTCAGTTAAGAGAGGATATGGTGCAGACCACTTAAGAAATCCGTCATCACCATCAACATATGCCAGTGCGCTACCAGCACCACCACGCCAGAATTTAATATCACCACTACCATCAGGTTGGATGTTGATATCTCCATTACTTTCAGACACAATTTTATGTGTCTTGACGTTGAGGTCTGCACTCAGTGCATCAAAATGTCCCTCAGCAAATTGAGATCCATTCCATTTCAACACTTGCCCTGAGGCAGGAGTGCCGACATTCACCAACAGGTTGGTGTCATTACCAAGAGCGGTATAGATTTCGTCAATAACGCTATTCAGTTTGATAGCACCATCTCTGAGACTATCACCTGTCCCGTCGTTTGCTGAC